ATAATTTTCAAATTTTTTCAATATACGGTTAATTTGAAATTTGTAATCTTTGATTTTTCTTCCAACATTTTTTATTTGACCACTTTTTAATTGTTCTAAATCGTGTTCAATTCTTTTTATATTGATAATAATTGTTTGTTTTTTTCTATCATCTGGTAATGTTGGTAATTTTGTGAGTACTTCTTGAATAAAAGTTTTATAATTGTTAAGAACGATTTCTTTCTTATCACCGTAAAGATTATATACTTTAAGTCTTTTTTTAATGCTGTTCATAATTTCATGATGTTTTAATAGAGGACCGGTAGTATAAGTATCTAACAATTGTTTTAATTTATGGAGATTTTTCACTATTATATCTTTATCATTTTGTTTCGGTATTTTTTCAATGACACTCGTTGTATTTGTTATAAAATCATAGTACGATTGTATTTTTTCTACGTTTCGTTCCAAAGGAGTAGTTGCGATTTCAAGTATTTCATCAAGTTGTTCGATGGGTAATTGTTCTAATCCACTTTGTGGTGTTAAAAAAATGTCTAAAAAATCGTCTTCCATTTTATTGATTGTAATTAAAATCTTTTTAAATATTTAATTGTTGAAAGGATTTCGGATTTTAATCTCGACGGTTGAATAGGTAAATCCCTAATACTTTTTTGTTCTCCTTTTGAATAATCATCAATAATTGCTTTTAACTGATTTAATTTTATAGTCACCTTATTTTTATCACCTGGTTTTAATAATGATAATTGGTTCATTTTAACATCTTTAATAAAATCATAGTATGTTAAACTATTTTTTTCTATAATCAAGTATTTGTTTTTAATTCTTTGAATAAGAGATTTAATATTTCCTTTTAATACTGGTGGTTTTATAGGTAATTCTCTAAGACGTTGATTTTTTTGGATATAATCTTCAACTATTGCTTGTAATTGTTTTAATTTATCATCCACTTTTTTTATATCGCCTGATTTTAATAATGGAAAATCATTCATTCTAACACTTTGAATGAATTGGTTATAATCGTGTAAAATCCTGTTTCTATCTTGTATCTTTAATGAATTTTGTTTTTTTGAATACTTTATTTTAAGTTGTTTAATTGATAATTTAATGTTGTGTTTTACTGTTGCTGGTCTTAAAGGTAAATCTTTAAATTGTTTTTGGGACGTATTGTATTCTTCTATTAATGATTGTAATTTGTTTAAATCTTTAATGATTTTTTCTCTGTCTTTTGGTTTTAACTGCGGCAATTCAATCTTTTTAATGTTTTCAATAAATTCATAATAATGGCTGATATTTTTCTTCCATTTTCTGGTGGGACTAACTACTTGAAGAATTTTATCAAGTTGTTCGATGGGTAATTGTTCTAATCCACTTTGTGGTGTTAAAAAAATGTCTAAAAAATCGTCTGCCATTTTATTGATTACAAATATTATCTTTTTAATTGTTCCAATGTTTTTTTAATATTGAATTTTAAAGCAGATGGACGTTGTGATTTTTCCAATTGTATATTGGGTTGACCATAATACCTATCTACTACCCTTTTTAATTTATCCAATTTTTTTAGAAGTTTAATTTTTTGATGTTCTTTTAATTCTAATCTCGGTATCTCGGTTTTAACGTTTCCGATAAATTTATAATAAGATTCAAAATGTTTTTGTTTTGCTGTTTTGGTTGTTTGGTTGGCTTCCAATAATTTTATTGCATTTTCAATATCTCTTTTTAAATTTCTACATTTTATTCCAAATTTTTTTTTTTGACCACTTTTAATTCGTTCTAATTCCTGCTTTATTATATCTATATTTTTAACTATTGTTTCTTTTTTTCTATCTTCTGGTAAATATGGTAATTTCACAAGTGCTTCTTCAATAAATATTTGATATTTATTTATTGTATCTTCTTTTTGTTTCAAAACAAGACCGTGTTTTTTTAATGTATTTTTAATATTCATTATGATTACATTAATTTCTCTTAAAGGACCATCTGTGTATTCATTTAATGATTCTAATAATTTGTTGAGATTTTTTATCATTGTATTCTTTACACGCGCTTTCGGAATTTTGTCAAGTTGTTTTGCCGCAAATGTAACAAAATTGTAATATTCAATAAGTTTATTTGATTGTATTTGCTGTTTTTCCTCGAAAAAACTCGGTCCGCTACCCCTTCGCGGACTTGCAATTTCAAGTATATCGTGAAGTTGATTTAATTCAAGAATACCCAAATCTTGTTGAAGAATGTTTAAAAAATCGTCATCTTCTTCCATTGAAAACAATGGTTCGTTTATTAAATTAAAAACAAAAAAATAAAATGATTATAAAACTGATGACAATAAAAAATGGATCACTTTCAATTTATGATACTCAACTGGTACTCGGACGACACCTTATCCGACCCCGATGGGGGTTCATGTGATGAATCGATAGGAAGCGATGATGACGACACCGAAAACAAATTTGAAGTAATCAATGATAAATATCACATCTATCTCTTTGGAGTAGACCGTGAAGGAAAAAATGTATGCATTGATGTGCAAAATTTTACACCGTTCTTTTATCTCAAGATACCAAGACATTGGACAAACGGGAAAATCAAATCATTTATTGAAGAATGTCGCGTAGCACTTGGAAAAAAACGCAGAGATAATCTACTTGGTTTTAAGATTATGTTTCGAAAAGATGGATACGGGTTTACAAATAATAGAGAATTTAAGTTTATTCAATTACGCTTCCAAAACTATGGCGCATACCGCTCATTGAAATGGAAAATAAAAAATAGAGACAAATGTTTTTCAAGTAATTTGGTTGAATTGTATAATTCAAACGTTGACCCAATTTTATCTTTCATGCACGCAATGGATTTATTAGCCAGTGGGTGGGTGTCCATTGATAAAAAAAACTTGAAACATTCACGTACAGCACGAACGGATTTTAATTATTCTGTAACGTGGAGTAAAATTAAACCATTGGATCACCAGGAAGTACCACCCTTGAAAATCCTTTCCTTTGATATTGAGTGTTTTAGTCAAAACGGAGACTTTCCGAATCCTAAAAAACCAGAAGATAAAATCATACAAATTGGCTCAACCATTCAGAGATACGGCTCCTGTGGAGCCTACGAAGGCGCTGCGAAGGGGAAGCAGAACGTTGTTGTACTCGGTGCGTGTGATGATATCCCTGGTGTTGAAGTCGCCGTATGTAATACCGAAAAACAATTGTTATCAAAATGGTTTAATTTTGTTATTCGAGAAAACCCTGACGTTATCATTGGATACAATATTGATGGTTTTGATTGGAGTTATATTGCTGCTCGCTGTGATTTTTTAGAATGCGAATATTTTAATCATTTAAGTCGTTTAAAACACGTTTATTCAAAGTATGAAGCGGATGAAGTTGAAAGTAAGGCGTTTGGTGCGAATCAATTTAACCTAATTACAACCCCAGGGATATTACAAATTGACTTGTTACACTATTTTCGGAAGGAATGCAAATTGGAAAGTTATAAACTTGATTTTGTCGCAAAACATTTTTTAAACCAACAGAAGCGCGATGTGACACCACAAGAAATTTTTAGGATGGGGGGACCCTTCGGGTCCCCGGGCGACCGGGCGATCGTTGCTGAATACTGTGCGCAGGACACACTGCTACCTATTCGTCTATTAGAAAACAGATTGATTCTCGAAAACTTAATAGAGATGAGCAAATGTGTTTCCGTGCCTATCCCCTGGTTGCTTAGAAGGGGGCAACAGATAAAAGTTTATTCACAATTACAACGTGAATTTCGAAACAAAGGGTATTTATTTCCGGAAGAACTAAAATTTCATAGAGAAACCGGGGAGAAATACGAGGGTGCAACGGTATTGAATTGTGAACGAGGTATTCACATAGATGATCCTGTTGGTGGGTTAGATTTTGCTAGTTTATACCCTAGTATTATAATCGCACACAATCTATGTATTACAACGCTTGTCTTTGAGGATAAATATAAAAATTTACCTGGGGTAGATTATGAGCGATATACTTGGGAAAATGGCGACCACACGTTTTCTAAGGTACCGGGTGTAGTTCCTGAGATTATGGAAAGACTGTGGAATGAGAGAAAGACAGTAAAACGCCAAATGAAAGATCCAAGGTATAAAGGGATTAAAGCAGTGTTGAATGCCAAACAACTTGCGATAAAAGTCTCAATGAACTCGATTTACGGGGTGTTCGGAGCCTCACGTGGATACGTCTGTGCTAGACCCATTGCTTCAACCATTACTTACACGGGGCGCAAGATGATTGAGCATTCTAAAAAATGTGCAGAGACGTTTTATGACGGGACTCCCGAATCAAATGGTGTAAAAGCTCACGTTGTATATGGCGATAGTGTTACCGGTGATATGCCTGTTACGATAAAGGTAAAGAACAAATGGATTTATCCAAGACGCATCGATTCATTAAATCATTCGAATTGGTTTGCTTATCCGGGACGCACCGAACATGGAGATAGCAAAGAGCAATCAATCATTTCAAACGATGTCGAGGTATGGACAGCAAATGGATGGGCGAAGGGTGTGAGGATGATAAGGCATAAAATACCTGTACGTATTAGAAATGACGAAACAAATGTAAAAATAAAAAGGTTGTATCGTGTGGTTACTCAGCGAGGAATCGTTCACTGCACCGAAGACCATTCATTGATAGAAAAGGAGAGCTTGAAAACGATTTGTGTGAGCGATATTATTAAAGAATTTGAAAAAGATAAATTAAAAAAAATTGAATTATTACATCGTATCGTACCGAATATAAAGAAAATGAACAATACCATGAATGCAAATACAGAGAGAAAAAAATACCACTTTCACGCGTTTAATTAATTAAACAATTAACAAAAAAATGAATAAATTGAGCCTTCCGCTGTGGACAGCGTCGTCTCGGTCGAATAATAAACGGACAAACGGACGTTTTTGTCTGTGTCGATGTTTTGTAAAGTATTCAACGTTTTCTAACGATGTATTATTATTTCCCATTAATCTAATTAAAAACAATATTTAATTACAAGAAAAGAAAGATGGATCTTAAAAAGCAGCTCGGTCAGTTTTATACAACCAATTACAAAAAAATATTAAATGGATTGTATATTCCACAGTACCGCCAAGCGGAAACAATAATAGTTGAACCATTTGTTGGACAAGGTGATTTATTAGAATTCATTAAGGGCGGCGAAGCCGCTTGTACAGTAGAAATGTACGATATTGATCCAAAAATTCATGGTACAATCAAGCAAGATACAATACTTGAACCACCGGATTACACGAATAAATTTGTCCTTACAAACCCACCATATTTAGCACGCAATAAGAATGAAGACAAGACGATGTATGATAAATATAATACAAATGATTTATATAAATGTTTTATCAAAACGTTGTTAGAATCTAAACCATTAGGGGGCATATTAATTATACCGCTTAATTTCTGGTGTTCTGTTCGTAAAGCAGATATATTATTGCGTAAAATGTTTTTAAAAAAGTTTCATATCGTTCGGTTAAATGTTTTTGAAGAGCCGGTATTTCAAGATACAAATTACTCTGTATGTAGTTTTTTGTTCACTCTACACGAAGTAGTTAGGGGTGACAACGCCGTAGTTCCAACCATCTTTTACCCTAAAGGTGACGAAATTATAATGACGTTGAATGATGAAAACAATTATTCGTTCGGACCATCACTTAGCGCCCCTTCGGGGCGCGTGGTCGTAACGCGATTAACACGAAAGAACGTTGATACAAAATTTAAAACAAATTTAGTATTGAGTTGCATTGACGGAACGTCAAACGGAACGTTGAATAATAATAATGATAATAAAATAAATCTAAAATATGTTGATATAGTAGATAAATACATTGACAATACACCGAATTTATCTGCGCGAAGTTATGCTGTATTAGTTATCGAACCATATTTAGAAACTTCACTACAAAAAGACTTGGCGCACTGGTTTAATAAATATTTAAATGAAAATAGAGAAAAATACCATTCTTTATTTTTAACAGAATACCGGGAAAAATCAAGAAAGCGTATTTCATTCAACCTTGCCTACCGAATTGTTCAACAACAATTGGATGAAATGCTTGTTGAACCATAGTCCAAATTGAGACATGTCTCCAATAAATATACGTGGATTATCTTGGATACCACTTTTAATTTTATGAATGCTATTATAAGAACCATCTCCATCGAGTATATTAATAAAATAATAACCAGTATTTAAAACGGCTTTTTCTTGTGATTGTATAAAATGTCTAACTTCTTTTAATGTTCTAGTTTGTGCACCACCTTTATCACATACAAATTTTAAATTAATAAGTAATTTATATCGTTCAGAAACGACGTCAAAATCCTCTGTGTAATCATAACAATTTTCTAATTTATTCAAGCAATGATTTGATATTTTTATCATTTCACCATTCACTGAATTAATTCGAATGTTTGTACTTTTTGAGAATATTCCAAATAAACGTTCTAATTGTTGCTTTTGAAATATTTCACATTCGTTTCGCTTACCTGTGTCATACCATTCTTGGTTTTTACGCCAAGATTTAGTTTGTATTTTGCTAACGGTACAAGTGTTGAAATCATTTTGGTGTTTTGATGTTGCTCTTTTATTTTTTTTATTTTTTGTTTTTAATTAATTTCTCTTCGGTTAATAAACGAATGCCTGCCTCCTTTTCGTATTCCTCAACAGTACGCTCGGCGGCTTCGCCGCCCGAAGGACTGTATTTATCAAGGTCAACCAGAACAAATCGGTATCGTTCAGGTACCTGTTCCTTGGATAAATATCCAAATTTCACGTAGAGTCTAAATCGAGCTAAGATTTCTAAACTTGATTGGTGTGTCAATTGCCAAAAGGTCGGTCGGTGATCTCGTGTATAGATATGATAAGCAATTGTTAATGTGGGACTATAAAAATCATAGCCAGCGCAATAACCACGGATGATAATGTCCATTTGTTCACCAAAGAATAAATACAAATATGGATCCACGGGTACGTCTGTGATAAATTTACCTTTTGAAAAGGAAAAACCCGCTGCCCATCCAACACCAGGATAAGGTGAACGTTCAATTTCATCCGTGTAATCGGACTGTATTCGAGTAAAACCCTCTGGTCCGAATTTATCGATATATAAACCACTACGCATTTTACCTATTCGCCAGTTTTCTTTGATTGGATCGCCACGATCTTTTTTAGGGACATTGTCAAATTCAAGCGGATATTGTGTGAGTACTGCTTTATCCGGGTTGGGGCAAAGGTCTAATTGGTTTTTCAATATTGTGTCCCAAGATTTGATTAAACGAGTATGTGAGTCGATTTGTAAAAAGTACTCCTCGCCTTCATAATGTTGTTGAATTCGATAACGAGCCCATACGGGACCTCTTGCTTCATTGTAATGTAATCGTTCGATCTTCACCTTTGAACGGTCGCAAAGCGACCGCAGGTCGCCGCTACGCGGCTGTGTTATACCCGGTTCGCCGCTACGCGGCGAACAAATAACCTTACAGTCTTCATCTGTTATTGCATTTTGTTGACAAATGAATATATGTAAATGTTCGGGATGATCTGCGTTTTCAATCACATTTCGAAGTGTATCGGAGCATTGGTCGTCCCGATAAGAAGCAATGGAGACAAATAATTTATTAGGGCGTTCCCGCCGCAAAGCGGTGCGTACCCCCGGAGCGGTGCGTTGTTCGATAGGATTAAAATATTTGCGATATAATAAAGGGGAAACAGATTTGAGTTCTTTTAATCGTTTCTTCCATTTTTTACTTAAAGCAGTACTTTGTTCTTTTCCAATAAAGTGTTCTTTTAATTCCTGCGTTGTTATACATTGGAAAATAATATAAAAAATAAATAATATTATAATTAATATAACAAGTGTTGTTATTATTATTTTTTTCGTATTCATACTATTTATTATTTGTAATTAAAAAAAATGAGATTTTCAAAGCCCCACGTTACAAAAGAAGAAATTGAAGACATTATTCAAGGTGTTGTTGGTTCTAATAACATAAAGATTAACGATACAAAATTATATCAATTATCATTAGTACATAAATCAATATCAGTAATCATTCAAAGAATACCAAATTGGCATGAAGATTGTTGCGATTATTTAAAACAAGAACAATCAAATGAACGGTTAGAACTGTTGGGTGATGGTGTACTTGGAATGGTTTCGATTGAATATTTGTTTAAAAAATACCCAAATAAACAAGAAGGTGATTTAACAAAATATCGTACACGGATTGTGTGTGGTAAAACATTGGCAAAAATAGCCAGTTGTATTGGTTTACAAGGAAAAATTTTAATGTCCGAACAGGTATTAAATGTAGGAGGATTAAACAATAAAAACATATTGGAAGACGCGTTTGAAGCTTTTATCGGTGCGCTTTATTTAGATTTGGGATTTGAAATCGCAAAAATGTTTATTATATCTTTAATTGAAAAAGTATTAACAAAGAAAGATATAGAAACAGAAAATAATTTTAAAGATATTTTATTACAATATACTCGGAAACATTCCTTAGAAAACCCAGAATATAGAATAAAAGAAAGTGGTAAATCAAATGAAAGAATATTTCGATGTACCGTTTCTCTAATGAATACACCAAAAGGAAAAGGTACTTCTTCAAAGAAAAAAGATGCGGAACAAAAAGCTGCCCAAAACGCAATCAAAAATTTAAAAATTTAAGTACCCTCCATTATTTGTTCTTCCATCAATAGAGAACAATACGTTTGTGAAATTGTAATTAATAAAAAAAGAAAAAAATAAAATGCACGAGCTTCGGAATAAATATACCCCGGACAAAACAATCCAGTTAAGATTTCTTTTATTGATGTTTTTGTTGTCATTGCAATTGCGATTTATTTAATTAACTATTTTTTTTTTATTTCATTTTGTTAAACAAATCAAAAAAAATAAAATATTCGCCATTAATAAAAAATAAAATGGTTTCAAAAAAGAAAAGTAAAGTAAATAGTCGTAGTATGAGAGAACTCGGCGAAGTTAGAATCAAGATGTGGGTCCAACCTTCTATCGGGAAGAAACCACAATGGGTTGATATCCCAATCAAAGGAACCCTTTTTAGTCAACTTAAAACAGAAATGGACAGCCTTAAGGTGGATTACAGCAAAGCCGATATCAGTGTTGCATTGATTAAATTGTGGTACAAGAAACTGAGAAAAGAAACTGCGCTTAAAATTGCGTTTATTGTATGTATGCAACGTTGTGTATATTACAGTTATCTGAAAAGACCGTCTTGGTTTGGCAAAATCATTAAAAGTACAAAAGATAAGAAAACAATTGATGATTATTTTCATAAGGCAAGAGTCATTTTATGTAATTATCTTACATTCAGATACGATAAGAATAACGGTAAAGGTTCAGCAGGATATTTGCGAACAAAAAAATCAGAAAATGAAATCATCATAAAATCAAGAGAACTTGTAAGACACCCCAAATTTCATACTATTGGTGTCGAAAAACAACAAAAAAAGTTACAATCCATTGAAGCAACCAAGGGTAAATTCAAAACATTTGATACATTGAAGTCTCAATGTTCCAGATACGATAATCGAATGATGGACATCTGGGATATTGTAACGGGTTTAAAGGATATTGATGAAGGTATTTTTGGTAAAATGCCATGTCGACAATATTTTCAAGAATTCAAGACACAGGTACAATACATTGTAAGTTCACATCTTGGATATGTTGATTTCTTATTGTATGGTGGATACATTAGTGATCAACAAGCTACATTCGAGGTTTCACAATCGACGAATACAGCACAAAATGGTGATAATAATGGACGAAAATCTGTATTTGAAGTAGACGTAACCAGAATGAGTATGAAACAAAATCAATCGAGTACACCATTGAAAAGAGATTCGCAAACACCAGCGTTTAAACGATCTTTACAAAATAAACAGAATTTACATGTAGTAGATTCAACAGTACAAGACGACGACACGGGCATAGACACGGGATCAATTGTATCGACAAGTTCAACGGCTCGAAAAGCATCGGGTGGATTAACTAAACCCGTTAAACCAAAAAGACCCGCAGGTATGACAATGGTAGAATATAAACCAATATATGAAAAGTATATGGAAGATGCAATTGCATGGAAGAAAGCACATTCAAAATTCGGTAGACGTCATGCAAGACGTTATTCAATGGCACACAGACGCCGCCCAATGAGACGTATGTCTGGAAGAAGAATGGGTTCAAGATTTGGCAGAAGCCCTAACCTTACCCGTATGGTAGGATACACTCCACCACACAGAATTTCAGCAATGGAACAATACACGGGAATGACTCCAAGAATGTATAAACGCCACATTAATTCCAGAACGGGAACACCAATGGGTATTCGAAGTAGTCCAAGACTAAGTGAATCCAATAGTTATTATGGAAGTTATGCACTCGGTGAAAAGTTAAACCCAGGTTTCGGTCGCAAACGCAAGCGTTGTGCTTCAAAGGGTAAGAAACGTTGTGCTTCAAAGGGTAAGAAACGTTGTGCAAGTAAGACCAAGAAGAAGACCGTAGGACGCAAAAGAAAGCGCTCAGCATCTTTTGGACTCAAACGTAAACGTTGCGCAAGTAAGACCAAGAAACGTTGCGCAACAAAAGGTAGGAAAAAGACCGTAGGACGTAAAAGAAAGCGTTCAAGTTCCTTTGGTAGTTTTTTTTTTTAAATAAATATTCAAAAAACCACTGCGACTCTTCGAGTCGACCCCATCAAATAAATTTTAACCGCTCACACACACCAGGTTCACAACCGAATAATTTACCTGGTTCGATGAGATATAATCCAAACTTGTTTCCACAAACACCGGGGACGACGTATACGTCGTTTTAAGGATTGAATTTAAAGTGTTTAAAATCATCCTTGTATACCTTTTGTATAATATCTTTTGAAATATTCGTCAACGGTATATTTTGTGTGGATATTCTTTTATTCACACGGTCGCTACCATCCCATTCATTTAATGGTGGATTTTGACCAATTGATTTCGCAAATTCATTGAATTCGTAAGTTAAATTTTCTTGATTCAAAAATATTTTTAAACCAGGATGGATATTCAGTCTCCAAAAATCAGACAACCAATAAAATTGTGGTTTAAAAATACTAAAATGGTGATATACCTTATTTGCTTCTTTATAATAACGAGCTGATTTTGTGACTAAATTGTACAAAAATAAATTTGGATTGTGTTGAAAGATATCAAAATCAATGTTTAATTTTTTTAGTTCTTCACAATCACTTATGTTTGCCTTACGATAATAAAAATTATCGTTGCACGAATCCACCATATGATAAAATGCACTTTCGAAACGAGAATACGGGTGTCGTAAAATTGTTAACCCTATTTCACCCGGTGCAGGGGGGTATTGCCAAATTCGAACATGGTTATTGTTTGGATGTGCTCTTTTTACATTATTCCAATTTCGAATGTGGTTAAATATAGTCGTTCCACCTGATTTAGGTACATGGTAAAACTTGAATTTTTTTGGTCCCCTACGATGGGGACTTTTTGGTTGAACAGGTTGATAAGAAAAGTAAGACATTTTATTAGTAGCCAATATTTTTTTTTAAGATGACCATCGCTTGGTGGTCCAAGAGGCATGGGACAACCAACTTATCCAAAAAATAAGAGCGAGACTTGTAAAGATATGCCAATTACTATGTAGAATATCATAAGCATCTAAATTTTTCGAAAAACAATCTACAAAATGATTATTATTTTTTCGGTTATTGCACGAATGTGCTTCGGAGTAATGATTGCCTGCGATTTTAAAGAATACAACTGACAAGATAATAAACAAAATACTTAGAAAGAAATTTGGATTTTTTAATTGATGAAAGGGTATTCTTTGTTGTTTTTGATAAAATATCAATACTTTGACAATCAAAAATAGAATAGAGTAAATCAATAAAGAAACAGCAAAACCAACATCAACGTTTAACCATTTTTTAAATTTAGGTGTTTTGTGTGTATTGAATTTACCAGTCCAAGATGGTGTATGTAAATGATAAACAATAGAGAAAATACCAGTACATAATATAAGAACGAAATAAATAAAAAACAAATTAAAGTTTAATGAAAATCTTTTATAGGTAATTGCGACAAAAAAGGCATAAACGGCAGCAACAAAATAAATAAAGTTAGACCAAACAGGATATAATTTCACAGCTTCAGGTTCCTCACCAGGGGGGGCGTTTGAATTCATTATATCTTTAACATTAGCGTTTATTTTTTTTTTAGATATTCATTTCTTGTGTGAGACCATTCTCTAATTATTTCTTGCCACTTTGGGTCTTTGATAAATTCACTATATCCAGGTGATACAACAGGTGAAATATAAAACTGTTTTGTAGTACCAACCTGTCCAATTGTTCTATCTATCACCCTCCAATATAATAATTCATCCAAAGAACCAAGTTTAACATATACGTCTTTTGAACCAATTACTTTCTGATACCCCTTCGGGGACCACTTCGAACGGTATTGGATTTTTTTTCTTTGTTGTTGTTGTTCCATTTTTTTATTATTTACAAGTCTTTGACTTTTTATTTTGGGTGTTATAACGCAAATTATTTATCCGTGGTTTCTTCTTCGTCGACCGGGGCGATTGGTCGTGAAACCTTCGGTTTCCTTGTAGATTGTTCCAATAAAAATTCACAAGTCAATGGTGTATTACCAATACCAGATACCGAAACTGCCCTTTGTAAAGCTTTTGGGTTTTTCGGAGCTTCATCAAGTAAAAATTCAACAAATTCACCGGGAAACAATTTTGGGAATTTACATGTTTCTGGTTGAATTACACATAAGTTTGAACGATGCACGAACAATTCTTCGTTGTCTGAGCATCGGATGATAAAACCAAAACCTTTTTTGGGAATATATTTTTTGACTCTTCCGATTTCCTTTTGTTGCGATTGTTCCATTAAATGCGTGTATTGTGTATTTATTTATTATGGTAATATATATAATGAATATAATTTCTATATTTTTGCGCACAATAGTTTAATTTAATGGAAGACGAACAAATACAAATATTCATCAATTGTGAAAAAGAAAACATACGTATGTTGGAAAAGATTAAGGGTGGCGAAGCCACCCCGACCCCCTCCGGGGCGGTGTGTGACGACATTGACAATGACGAAGAGTGTAAAGCCTTTATTGAAAGATGTCCTCGTCTGTATTCTTCTATATCAAGTGGTATGGTTGATATTGATAAGCTAATTGAATTGAAAAAAAGGTTTTTATATGAATACACCAATAAAAGTGGAAGTCATAAAGAAAAGAAATTTCATGCAGATAAGAACATTGGTCAAGAAATTGCTCGATTATACTATTATCCACAAATCAATAAGAAACCCACTTATAAAGATTTAAAACGTGCAAATGAACAACTAAAAAAAGCAATGAATAAATAAATCAGTTTTTTCCAAAATTTCAGTCCATTAAAATCAGTTCAGGTATTCGGACAAAAAAAATGAAAAATGAGCACAACAACTTTTATTATCCAAGAAGAAGAAGAAAAGAATGTCGAGTATTACATTCAAATTGTTTGTAGTACTTGTAATTCGACAAACAAAGAAGATTTTATGAAAGATCCACGAACAGGCGATATATTATGTTTAACTTGTTTTCAAGTGTGCACAGAAGAAAAGATAATCGATAGTCACGATTCCGCTTTCAATGACTGTTTAATTCAAGCCACCGTAGATGATAATGCCACCCCACGTGCCATTACAACAAATGGAAAAGAATGTATTAACATTTATTGTTTGAATAAAATTGAATCATTATTTGTATCAAAAGAAAAGGATGGTGACATTATATGTACATTGTGTGGTACATCTCAGATTATTGGATCTTCTGGATTAATATCAGAAAAACCAGATTGGAACAACTATTCATCCGAACAAAATCAGTCTAGGGTTGGTTATTTCGATCATTCTAACCCATACTATACATTAGGGACAAAAATAGATACAAGGAAATCAAAAATAAAGAACGGGGTGGACAAGAACGGGAACGAAAGGATAATTGATTTATCAAAGCTGCAGTATAATTTATCGAGTACGAATTCATCAAAAGAACAATCTTTTAATAAGGTTATTCGTTATTTTGATCAATTTAAAACAGATATTAATCCAAGGGTATTGGATAGAGCAAAGATTATATGGGATAAAGTAAACAAAAAGTTTCCAAATCACCATCGAGGGAAAATAAGAAAAGGTCTTTTTTGTAACTGTATTGTTCAAGCCGGTATTGAGTTATCTAGTCAAAGTATGTTTAGAGGAAAGAATGATATCAAGGAGATTTTGGGAATCAGTGATACTGATTTTCTTCGAGCAGAGAAAATATTTAAAGGGTATAATTTAATTGATACTTCAACGGATGAAGAAACCCCAAAACAGAAAAAGAAACAACAAATACGGTCAATATTTG